GGCCGCGCTCACGGGTGTTGGCACCGCAGCCGCGTCTAAATATCTCTTTGGGCAAGACACTAAGACTGCACTTGCGACAGGCGCGGGTGCTGGCCTTGGCTACGGTGTGGGCAACTACCTAGAAAACCGAGCCAATGTAAAGGCGTCGGAGCTACCGAAAGGCAACGAGGGCTACGCAGAGATGCCAAAAAACCCTACGCTAGAAAACTACAAAACAGCCGATGGCACCTTTAAAGACTTGGGTTCCGCAGCGATGGATGCCTTTGGTAACTTCAGCGGAAAGGGTTTAAAGTACGCGGTTTCTGGTGCTGGTATTGGTCAAATGCTGGCACCTGTACAGAGCAACTTTTCTCCACTGAATATTAAAAACCCTACTGCGACGAAGATGCCAGCTATTGCCCAGATGTCCGACTTCACTGATCAATTCGATCAAAATCAGCGTCCTAATCTGTCTGCAACTTTACCGCAAGAAGCACCCATCGCGCCGATAATGCCAACGGTTCTGCCGCAAGGCGTGACCTACCAAGACCGCGTGCGCGACAGAGAGACGGGCGAGTACAGGTACACAGGCATGACCAACCCACAAGATCAGAGTGCCTTTGCCCGTGCGATCAAAGGTTCGAGCAGGCGTAAGGGCTTGGGCATGGGCTTTGGAAACATGATACTTGCATGAGCGATGTCGTCCGGCTTGCCGAAGACAAAGACTTAGAAAAGTGTGTAGCCCTCGGAATAGATATGATCCGCGAGGGCTACTACAAAGACTACGACATAGACGAAGTAGAAATGACGCATCACGCAAAGCGTGCGTTTCACCAACCCGACTGGATGTTTCTGGTCTACGAGAAAGACAGTGAGGTCGTGGGTTTTTTTCTTGCTCAGATCAACAAGACATACTTCGGCCATGATCTCATAGCCGAGCAAAACTTGATGTATATTGACCCTAAAGCGCGTGGAAACATTAAGGTCGCCATGAACTTTATGCGTGAGTTTAGACACTGGGCTAAGTTGAATAAGTGTAAAGGCGCGTTCTTTGCCCCGACTGTTTCTGTCCACTCAGGCTTCGACATTATCGCAAAGCGTTTAGGGTACGACTACGTCGGCCCAATGTACGGGAGGACGCCATGATCAGGGTAAGGCTCGCTGAGTTTGAAGACCTCGATACGCTCACAGAGATGGGAAAGATCATGCACGCCGAGGGCGTGTTTAGTCATTCAAACTACGACTTAGATAAAGTCAGTGCCATGCTTACAAACTATTACGCTGATGGAGATAAGCTATCTCTAGTCGCGGTGAACGAAGACGGGATCGTCGGTTGGTTTTTAGCCAGCCTTACAGAGCATTACTTTGGCACGACCAAGCTCGCCGTCGAGCAGTGCATGTATATACACCCGCTGCACCGTGGCTCGTCGGCGGCGTCTAGGTTTATGAAGAAGTTTGAACATTGGGCGAGATACATGGAAGCCGAAGTCATGTTGTTTATGCCATGTAATAATGGCGTGGATGACCGATGGGGTAAGTTTGCCGAGAAATATGGTTACACCCAGACTGGCTACATTTTTCAGAGGAATTTGTAATATGTGTTTTGGTGGAAGCGACGACGACAGCAGTGATAAAAATGAAGGTGGAAATCCAGACCTAAAGACTAGCAAACGCCCAAAGATGCGGCCACGGACTGTCGAGTACCCAAAGGTAGCCAACCCTGCCAAACAGTTTCAAGGCGATACTGGGTCAGACGACTACCTCTCGCACCAGCTTAGTCGCGCTGGCTTCGATCCCAAAGGTCACAAAGGCGTAGTCGATCGCTATGGTAACGCAGTCCTAGACGGCAACAAAAACCCTGTCTTGTCTGGCAAGTATGCAAATATACAAGATCAGGCCAGCAACGACTACGGTAGCTCCCAGAAGTACAATACTGCACGAACCGCAGCCGAGGCGACTTGGCTTGCAGGCCAAACGGGTGCGACTGAAAGCATTAGCCCCGCGCTGATTGCGGCGGGCCTTGGCACGAACAGGATGGCCCTGAATGATGGATACGGCTTAACAAATGCAGCGTTCGGAAACACGACTGCAACCGCAAAACAACGCCAAGAGTACACAAAGATGCTGGCCGATGCCATGCGCGAAAGCTACCTCGGCACCAATGTTCGACGTTTCCCCGGCGCGACTTTTGACGATCCTCTTGGCACAGCACTTGGCTCGACGTTGTCTTCGACATATCTTGGGTCAGACTTTAGTAGAAACCAGCAGCAAGATAACTTTGCCGCACTCTCCAAAGCCTACAATCGTGGGCCGTTCCGATCTAAGCTAGAAGCCGACGCAGCAGGCAACGTCGGCACTACGACTTGGGCGCAACGGTTTGGTGGCGGCTTGGCTAACATGATCGAAGGCGTGGTTCTAGGAGGCATAGGAGGCCCGATTGGAAGTGCGTTAGCTGTCGGCACCGACTACAAAACTATGAACAATTACGGCACGCCCGTAGACGGCTATGGCACAGGCATGACCAGCACCTCATCTTTTGACTTCAAGAACATGGCTGGCGGCTTTGTAGGCGACCAACTTGCGGGATATGCCGCACCCAAAGTGGGCAAGGCTTTGTATGAGGCCACTGGCAGCGTTGGTCAGGCAACGGCTGGCGCGGTTAGCACAGGCATCATTGCGTCAGAGCAAGGCGGCAAGGCAGTCGGCGGGTTCTTGAGCGAGAAGTTTGGCTTGAACCCAAATGTTATGAGCAGCGACATTACACCCGCATGGAAGGTGGGCAAAGACGAGCAGCCAAGCGGTTTCGGCGCGTCCCTGTCCGACGGCAACGAAAACTCATCCGTAGCCCCTACTGCCCCCACAGTGGCTCCAGCGGTATCAACGCTAAACAACGACGGCCTTTCCGCGACGGCAACTGACTTGGCAGCGGCACCATCAGACTTTGATTACGAGGCTTGGTTGCTGGCTAACGCGAAACGCGCCAACCCTAACTCTGTTCAGCCAGTCGATTTAACGGGTGCGCCAACGATCAGCGCGTCCAACAATCCCCTGTTCAATGCACAGCCAGATAATAAAGGCGTTCGGTATTTGCAGTCAGGTGGGACGAACCGCGACTACGGAAGTGCTATGCTACGGCCAGTCAACAGTTTGCAGCAGCGACGCAGCACTCGTCGAGCAGGATTAAACGACAAGCGCGTAGGCGTTGTCATAGGATAGGAGAAGCGACATGGGTGGATTTGGCGGCGGCGGCGGCGGCGCACCAGCGGTTACAGCAACACCAGCGGTTACACCAACACCAGCGACGACAGGCCCGACTGTTCCAGACGGCAGCATGGCGAAGACATACATCACTAACAATTACGGTGAGACGCCCGACAATCAGGGCGAGTACATTAGGAAAGAAGCGTCTTCGTCGATCCCTGGCATGGGCGACGACGACTTGACGATGGTGTTAGGTGGCGAAGGCGCAAGCCAGATGTTCCAGCCCTTCGAGGAGCAGAGGGCGGGCGCGTCATTCTTAGGTGATCAGTACGAACAGGCCGAAGGCTTGCCAAGTATGGACGCTGTTGTCGCAAACCAAAACCTTCAAGCTACAGGCGAAGGCGGCGAAGGATTTGGCAATAGGATTATTGGCGGCGAAGCTGGTGTCGAGGGAGGCGTAATGCCGGAGGGCAGCATGGAGCAGACTAACGTAGTCGGCACGGAGATGGCTTCTGACGTGGCTACGACTAATGAGCAGCCATTGCCGGGACAAGCAGTTATCGACGACTTGGATTACACCCTTGCGACGGCGGGCGGTGGTCAGAACCAAGGCTTTGTACCCGGCTCTCGACCCGCATCATTGCAAGGCACTGGAAGCCTGTCACGTAATTTGAGTTCGCCGCGCACGGGCTTTGGGCGCAGAATGAGCTAGGAGTAAGGCATGTTCGGAGAAACACTTGGGAAGGTAGCTTCTAGCTACTACGATGATCCGCAGGGCAAGGACGCATTTCGCACGCAAGCCTACGGCTCTCTGTTCGATATGGGGTATTCGTATCGACAGAGCAAAGTAGATGAAGCCGCGATGAAAGAAGTCGCAAACATGCAGCGGCAAGTTGCCGAGGCGCAGCTATCAATGGCCGCGCAATCAGCAGCCGACGAAGCCGCGTACCGTGACCGCATACTTCAGCGTATTGGGACAATGGACACAGCACTCAAGTCGTCGATGGCTAAACTTGGCCCTAGAGCGACAGTGGATGGCGCGGAAATCACCAAAAACTACCAGTCGTTCCGTGGTCAAATGATGGACGACTACTACGATACAGTAAACCTAGTCGCGTCTCAGACTGAGGCGTCTGCGATACGTCGTGGCATGGACAGGTCTACGCAGTTTACCGACGAGCAGGCGGCGTTAATCAATAGGAGCGCGGATCAACTTGGCACGATAGACCAGACCGCTTTTGACGCGGCTATCAACCGCAGCAAGGGCTATGCTGACGCGGTAAATTCTAGTCGGCAAGGAACCTTCGACGAGATCACCAATGTCTTTGGCAAGGCCGCGACTTTGGAAAGCGGTATGATGACCAACAATGCGTCTGCTAATATGCAAAATGCCTCTAACAGCATGACGAATTTTGCTGACACGACATCAGCTAACTTCAATGACAGCCAAGCGGTATTCGGTGACACTATGGCAAACTTTAGCGAGAAGCTGGCCCCGAATATGGGCTACGGCTTTGGCAACAGGACTGATCGAACAGACACAGGGCAAGGTTCAGACGCTAGATACTTGGCTTCACTAGAGGCTTTGGCGGGTGACAAAGTCGGCAGTCTGAAAACAGCGGCGGGGATTGGTTAATGCGTATAGGTGCAGCTTTTCTCAAGGCACGCGACAACAAAGAAGATCGCATACAGAAACGACGTAGCGACAACATGGCCGCGTTCAACAGCTACGTGAAGACGCAGTCTGAGCTTGGCGTAGATGCGTCAGTCGAAGACCTTGAGGGCATGAAGCGGAACCTAGCGGGCGGTGATTTCTTTTACGGAAAGAGTTTGCCGTCTGAGAACGTCATCAATGAAACGTCATCTCGACTAGGCGCAATACAAGCCGACAAACAAGAAAACGAACGCTCGACTGTTCTTGGAAACGAAAGCGCATCTATTGCCAACATGCAATCGGTTATGTCTTTTTACGAGGGTTCTGATCCTAACGACACAAAAACGTGGAACAGTATATCACAGAAAGGCCCGTTCGCCGCTATTGTTAAAAAGTTTGGCCCAGAGCAGGCGAAGAAATTTCTGAGGCTTACGAACGAAAAAGTGATTACAAACTACATGGCATCGCGCAACGTGTCGCAATATGTAACTCAAGAGGGCATTGACGGGGTTGTCTCTCAATCGCCATTGTGGATGCAAGAAGAACTTCGTGCAAATATGGAGTCCAACCGACGCACCTACATTCGTAACGCCCATGAGAAAGCGACAACCGCAATAGGCGATCAGCACGCAAAAATATTTGGAGATATTACAGTCAAGGCCGACGCTATCGCACACGCAGTCAATTTATACACTCGTTCGCTTCCATCCGATGTGCCAGTCGATCCCACCTTTCTTGACCGCGTAAGAGAAAACGCAACATCTGATTATGTTTTGTGGCAGTCTGGCAACCTTGGCAAAGCACAGACGTATGCACGCGGGCTTGATTTCAACAAAGACCTTTACAGCAACGGAGAGGCTCTTAACGCAGAAGTTATTAGCATTTTAGATAAATACAACATCGACCCAAAAGAATTGGGTGCTTCTGGTATGGCCGTAATTCGCAACATTGTGCTCTCAGGATCGCAAAACGCACTTACGACTTACGAAAACGAACAGACAGCAAAATTGCTCAGTACAATAACCCTTGCTCCAAAGTCAGACTACGACTGGCTGGATCGTGATGAAACGATTGAAGAACATGCCGATACGCTAATGGGTACTTTAGGGTTCGACTTCTCGCGTGTGCGGTGGAAAGACATGGGCGAGGGAAATACTCTAACCGCAAAAGACTTATTAAAAAAACAGATCGTGACGGCCTTAACTTCTGCCTCTACACGAGACAACATATTAGAAGCCCGTGTTGACGTAACCAATTACCAAAATGCTGTCCGTGCGAGAGTGGACGACAACGGCGGGCAAACCTATATGGCTGAACTTATTCAACGCCCTTACGACCAAAACACAAAGGAAAAGGTTTTCACTGAGGTGAACCGCCTTCGAGGAGAAAACAATCTTTCTCCATACGCGAGTATGAACGAAGCTGACCCAAGCAATAAAAGCTGGGCGAACGACTGGGCGTGGTTCTCGGATCAAATTGGTAACGCCCGTGTTGGCGTATATGACCAGACTGTAACGACGGCTACAGAGACAGCAGACAAAATTGTTTTAGAAAATGAGGCAGCGGTTACTAATCGACTTGCTGCACTTGCTGAGTCAAGTGGCGGCAAAGACAGTATTGCGTACAAAGTCTTGCAAGTATTGAACGCAAGTTATGGCATACAAGCCGATCAAATAGATGACATTATTGAAGCTATATCCAGAGATATTAGTAACAAAGACATTGATCCCGCAGAGGACTTGCAAGAGTTTAATCAGACGATAAACATAGTGGCTGGTAATCTTGGCTTAGTGGGTAAAGAGACTTATCGTGCAGATTTCAAGCGCACTTACATTGCTACGATAATGGACGGAAAAAGTTTAGTGAAGCCGGGGCAAAGCGTAACGGAGTATGCGTCAGATAAAGTAAATATTCTTGCAAGCATGATCCAGCCTTACATCAATGCAATGCAGTCTCTAAGCCCTGACGATAACCCAGCAACAATCGCAGCCGCGCAGGCACAGCTTAACACGCTTATTGATACTATAGAAACCCAGCGCAAAGTGATAAGAATAGACTTGCAAACGCCTCAAGTCGGTGAAGTTCTGAACATGCAGGATGAAATGGCAGGCTTGGGCGCGATGCGTGTCATGCTAGACGATCTCCGTGACAAAGTTCGCGCAGCCAAACCTAGCAAAGAGCCGGACTTTTTAATTTGGAACCGTGGCAAGCAAGGCTATACGGTAATCGACAGCGACGACGACATAATAGCGCGTGCAGAAAATATGCAATTCCAAGTGGGGGGCGTGTACGTGCGTGACCCTTCATCACCGACTGGGTTTAAACTTAAAAACGCAGAGGAATTGGTTTCTAGCGGAACGGAAAATGCCCCTGTCGTAACGGCCAAAAAGGGTTCAGGCGTAATGCCAGATTATACACTACTTAGTCCGTATAAAAAACCGTATTGGGAGAGTATGCGCGGCACCGGCAGCAATCTTGTCGGAACCACTGCTGACGCCCAAGTGTTTGACGCGATAGGTTTAGACCCCGACGGCGCAAAATGGGTCAACCGTGTGAATAAGAATTGGCTGGACGAGTTCCAGAGGGGCTATTACCGTTATGACAAACCGCAAGATCATAACGGTTATACAAGAAAGCTCGACCACGAACCAAGAAACATGATGGACTTTTTAGAAGAACTTGAAACGGGTCATATTCGATTAGGCAACGGCCCTGAAAATAAAAAAGCAAGAAAAGCAATGATGGTGATACTACAAGCAAGGCGTGATCGTGCGTCGAGGGTAAACCTAATCCCAGTGAATGATCACCACGGATACTGACATGTACTAACTTCTAAGCGGGGTACGACTTATACCCTTTACGACGATATGATGTTTCCAACATAGCACGGAAACTGGAGTACCGTCGTGAGCAACGCACAAAAAGCACTATACGCACAGATCAGCGCAATGGGCGCACCAGCAGCACAGCAGCTATCAACTAATGATGGCACGGGATTAGATTATGCCGCTGGGTTGAACAAAGGTAATTCTAAAAACGTATTTACACGACAAGACTTTGTGCAAGACGTGTACGACTACTACTATGAGCGCGACGGCAAAACATTTAACACCGTAGACGAAGCCAAAGATTACTTCATGGAAGACCGCCGCTGGCGCAACATGAACCTCGTATCTATTGGCCGTGACTTATATGATGCTAACACCCAAAACGACGAACAGACGACACGTCTGGCTCGACTACAGACCACCTTCGACGCCATGCCAGACTTTTACGAAGATGGTGGCGATGGCTGGCAGGGGTTTGCAACCAACGCGCTTGCGACGTTAGCTGACCCAATCAACTTGCTCGGCTTTGGTTCAGGTGGAATTGCGGCACGCGAAGCCGCAAAGCAAGTGATCGCCAAAGGTGGCCGCACAGCCCTGACCGCCGCTGGCGCGGCAAGCATGAAGAAAACGGCGACAAAAGCTGCGCTCAAGTCTGGCGTTTACAAAGGCGCGTTGTACGAAGGCGCGGCCTCTGGCGTGGCCGAGGGCATACTGGACGCAGGCATACAAGCTAGGAACACAGAACTGGGCCTACAAGACGGCTACAGCCTCACACAAGGCGCAATGGCAGTCGGCGGTGGCGCACTTATAGGCGGGGGCATGGGTGCCGTGCTGGGTGGCGTAGCAGCCGTGGCACCAAACCCGTTTGCCAAAGGTCGTAGCGCGACAGAAATGGGCATGATCGACGGGCGCAGCCAAGCGCGGGCAACAGTGCGTGCTGACGCCGAAGTGGACGAACTATTACCGCCAGTGGTGGCCCCAGAAGCAGAGCTAACCGAAGCGCAGCAAATCACACAGCGACTTGTCGATCAGCAAGCGGCGGTAAACGCTAGAACGTCCGGCACTCGTGGCGCAGCAGCTTTGTCTGCCGACGACTTAGACCCAGACACGCCAACCGCAGACGGCAGAATGTCAGGCAGCGACGTTGACGCGCTAGACTTAGGTGAAGAAGACGTTTTAGATTTAGCCGCACAGCAAGCAGTAAACCTTGACCGATTGGCGTCAGAGTTAGACGCGGAAGCTCTCAAAGAGACTAAGAACTTAGACAAAGTTAATGGGTTAAATGAACGCGCTCGCAAAATGCGGAACGCATCATCGAACATCAGCAACAGACTGCAAAAGTTTCTGTCTGACGACGAGATTACAACGCCAGATGTCATTCAAGAAATCAAATTAATCACCGATCAGACTAACAAAGACATGAAGTTGATTGGCTACGACTCAGATGCAGCACAGCCCACGGGTAATGATGGCGGTGGCACTGTTCGCAACAAGACTGTGCAAGAGAAAGTAGACGACTTCATCGACACTAACAATGAAGGCGCACGCCCCGGAGATGGTGGCCTACTTTCAGGCGACGAGGCAGCAGATTTTAGTGATCCGCAGAGCTTTAGCAGTAACGGCACCCTAGCTGGTCGCGGTCAATCTGTAGTAGGCGACCCGATTGAAGGTGGCCCAGACAACAAGATGGGGCCGCAACGACCAGACCAAGACTTAAACAACGATGACGCTGAGTTTGCAGAGCGACTAAAGGTCAATCAGGGCCGTAAGAACGCAATGGACGACGCAGTCGCGGCTCAAGAAGCCGTAATTGAAAACAAGTCTGGCTCTTTGTTTACCAAAAGCGAATTTGATATGGAGGGCGTGGATCGGTCAGAAGGTGTAGACGACGTAGAAATGTCGTCGGTACTGGACGGCGGCGGCTTAAAACCAGACACGCCGCCCGAAGTTAGAAAACGGTTTCGTGACAAGTTTGCAGGGACAGATCAAACAGAAGAAGATGTCGTCCCTATCCTCGTCGAATCTCGCCAAAGGTTGATGGCCGAACAAAATTCATTACGTGACGAGATCGCAAAAGAGCAAGCGATCCTCGACGAACTCAAGCAGCGACGGCTCGACAACGATAAGGTAATCGACACCGAAACTTCCGACTATCAGATCAAGCGCGACGAAGCACTTGCGGCCCGCGCTATAGCGGAAGAAAACGAGGCCATAAGTTTTGCGGCGCAGCGTGTAGAAGCCGAAGAAATAGAGGGACAGCGTCAGGCCGATAAAGCTAACCCTGTAAAGGTCTTCGAAGCGTTTAAGGGCAATAACGACGTACTCGAATACCTAGAGAGCATTGGCATTTCAGACGCGGAAATTGCCGCCTATAAAAAAGTAGATGGCCGCACAGCAGCTAAGAAAGAAAAGTTCGTCGAAGTGTTCTATCGGCGCATGGGTGAAGCGCAACTTGGCAGAATTTTACATGACCTGACTAATGGTGAAGGCGTCATCAATGCGGCGTTTAATACGGACAACATTCCGAACACCGACAAATCATTCCTAGAGCTTCACTTAGAGGGAGCAAGCCCTGAGATTATAAAGGCCACACTAGACGCGCAAGAGCGTATGCTTTCCAATCCAGACCTACATACGGCAAAAATAACTGAGATAATGGAAGGCGAAGTTCCCGAAGGCGAAGGCGGCTTCTTCACCGCCGCGTCTAACCTTTACGGCCCCACATTTGCAAGGCGACTAACGCAGCGAATGAAGGACATCGCTGACGCCAAGCTATCTGATGAGACGATGCCTTTGCCACAACGCCAGATGGCGTCACCGTCTGGTGAAAAGCCTTGGGGCATGAACGTCAAGGGGGGAGCACGCGCCTTGGCGTCTGGCAACTTTGCGACTGAGGGGCTGTCCGATACCGATGGTCGGTTTGCACACTTCCAAACCCTGCTGGACGACACGCTTAACGTGGAGCTTTTAAACTTCAAAGACTATTTGTTACAGCGTTCCTTAGACGAAGGATACGACCAGCCTAAAGCTGAGAAAATAGCATCAGCTTTGTACTACGAGAAGCTGGACAAAATGGCGGCGGGGCGAGACGGGTTCGTCGAGCGCAATGAGGCTATGCTGAATGGCCGGATTAGAGAAATCAAAGACGGCATTGCTGATCTGCGTACAGCCCGCGAAGCATACGTCGGCTCATACGCGAAGCTGCCTGTCAAATATAGAAGCAGCCTTACGCAAGAAGCAGGCACGATTATGGTGCGCGGTGCAGACGGTAATCTCGTTGAGATGGAGACGTTCAGGTACAATCTGACAAAGGGCCAGCAGCCGTCCAGCGCAGAGCAAAAGTTAATCTCAGCGCATTACGTCAACTTGGCAAAACTGCGTGAGGTTCGTGGCAGATACGCCAAGACTAGCAACGCCAAAGTGATTATGAAGGGCCGCAACGACATCCCCATTGGCGACCTTATTGTTGCAGCCGACACAGAAATTTCTCGTTTAAATGCGAAGAAGGACGGCACGATCAAGATCGTGTCTCGCGGTATGCGACTAACAAAAGACACTAGCGTTCACGAAGACACTGGCCTTGCTGACTACATGGGACGCTCACAAATTCGTGACGGCCAAGGCATATATGAGCCTAACGGCAAGATACAAGGGATCTTAAAAAAGGTTGGAGCCAAGGGGTTTTCGGGCAAGCTAGTGCGTACTGGCTACAAGAAAGACGCCAAGGGCCAGTGGCAAAAGCAACTTGCAGGCTACGCACATCTTGACGAAATGAACCGCGCAAAAATCGAGCGTGGTACGCAAGTCCGTATGAGAGACGAAATTCAGGCTGTTCGCAACAAAGACCGCATCCAAATCCTAGACTATCACATCGAACTCATCGACAGCTTGCAGCGAGCAGTCTCCACCTTGCGTAATAAAGACGGAGGGGCGACTTATAAATTTAAAGCGACTAAGTCTAAAGACGACAAGGGAATAAAAATTACCCTGACGGAAGCCGAAGACAGGTTGTTTGCAGCTTCGCAATACGCACGAAATAACATTGCCGAAGTCGGTGCGATCAATCGCTCACAATCCAAAACACTAATTGGCGGCTTAAAGGGAGAGCGTACAGACCTACAGTCGTCCACCGAACAGCAAAAGTTTGCAAACGAAGTCGAGGTCGATAGCCAAAACCGTGGCGCAACGCTAATCAAAAAAGCAAACCGTGAAATATCTAACCGCTATGCAGCCTTGCTAAAGCAAGAAGCAGGGTTAAAGGCAGTCGGCAAGAGCCTGACTAGGGACGACATAGACTACATGAACTTGCTTTTCTCAATGCGTGAGCAGGCAAACAAACTGACGGCGCATCACCAGAGAGCAGGCACAGAGGTAGACCAGAAAAAGGCGAACGCTATCTACATGCACGCCTTCACCAAGCAGGGCAAGCAGCGTGCGGCTAGAAGGAGATACTTAGCCGAAGTTAAAGACGGAATGTACGACTACGAGAACAGCACTTACGGCGAGCAAGACCCAAATTACGAGGTTGATGTTTCAAATGAAGCAGCCGCCATTGAGTTCAATGAGCGTTCAAATGGCAAAGACCAATTAGGTGCAGAAGGTAACGCGGCTTACGACTACCTGTATGGCAGCGAGCCAACCCCCGATCAGCGGCAGCAAGTAAATACTCAGGTAAATCAGTTGGCCCTTACCCAAGCGGCTAAACAGGAAATGATCGAAGCAAATAAAACCTTGATGGCGAGGGCGCAGAACGGCGAGCTAACATCAGCAGAATTATTAGACGCAATGGCCCGCTTGAACCAACAGGTTCAAGACTTATCAATCGTAAAGGAAGCCCCAACAAAGCCAGTTGGCGTTAAGAGGCAACCGCTCATTGCGACTACCCCTTCCGGTGTTGAAGTCGATCTTAACAATGACATCAAATACTATAGGCAGAAAGCAGATGGCGCGATCAGGCTAGAAATTGACGGCAAAGAGTTGGGCCGTTTCTCCGTGGCGAAGAACGGCAACGCATCCATCCAACACCCCGACGGCTTCAAGGTTACATTCAGTACGGCAAAAGACCTAAAGCAAAACTTAGTGCGGATATTTAATCGTCAGATTGAGGAGATACAACTTCAGTCGAAAGGTGAACGCTTTGCTGTCAAGAAGTCGGCAGAAGGTGCGCCCCACGTACAAGTCGATCACACTAAGACTGAGACTTACAAAAACGAGACGCCGACTAAAGCCGAGACAGTTGACAGCTCTCCAGAAGAAAACCCTCCAGTTAAGAACGACCCAGAAAACGTATTAACTTGGACGGCAGCAGACTTTGATGACTTGCCCGATGGTCGGCAGCTTGCAGTCCAATTTCTCGACGTAGGCGGTAAGGTTAAGAAGGCTGGCATAGTTCGTCAAGCGGGCATGAAGGGTACAGGCGATAGCAGACAGCCGCAAAATATTGGCGACATGCTGGGCCTAAGTTCTGACGTAAAATATGTGATCGGGCATGTGCAGGCAGGCGGGGGCCGCTCTACCGCACAGGAAACATTCTTCCCAATGAACTTGGACGATGTGTTCTTAGATCAGAACGGTAATGGCCTGATCGGGCATGACGTACCCAAAGGAAAGCGGGGCATGTCTGCCAAGGTGCAGAGCAACCGCAAGCGCGAGAACAGAGCCAGTAAGCTAGAGGACGTTCAAGGCAACGAGCTAAAACTGACTGATGCAGACAGAGATTTCTTCAAGCGACAGGGTGAGGAATTAAACTTCGTTGGCGATCTGGTTAATTACGTCGAACGCATAGAGACGTTGGACTGGCAGGGCGACATCAAAACCTTAGCTGGTTTGAAGCGGTACGCTACAGCTAGAGCCGCAGCAGCACGAGTGCTTAAATCGAACGTGCCAAATGGCATCAAGAAACCTACTACGACTATAGGTTTTGCCATGAACAAGTTGCGTTCCATGTTTGATGGATACCCGCAACGCGAGGTGCAAACTGCCGTAGACTTTTTAGAGCGCATGGCAGCATACAACGGTGGCCGAGCACCTGTGCTTGTGAAGTCTACAGACGGCCCTGCGTTTGATCCAAACACAAACGCGATCAAGGTGGATGTTGGCAGCAAGGACGCGACTAAAGAGCGGTCTTCCCCAATGGCGATGGAGTTGGTTCACGAGATGGGCCACTGGATTTACGACAACCTTCTCGACGAGGGTGATCGTCAAAAGTTCTGGTCGTCTATGGAGAAGTTTTATGACGACAACGGGGCGTTGGATTTCGACATGCTTTCGCGTGGCATGGTTGATAAGTCGCTTATTTCAAATGCCGCGACTAACCCCCAGGAATTTTTTGCCAATCAGTTTTTAGGCTACGTCTTGCAGACTGACGCTCTCCGCGTTCCCGGCTCCAAACTAAGCGAGGTATTTCACAAGGTTAGTAAGCTCGGTAAGGCACTGTTCGACTATCTAATGGGCCGCAAGACTATGTCAGTCGATGCCGACCTAGCAGACCTGTTTAAGAAATTCTTGCCGGAAGAAGAAATTGATCCTTTGACGGGTGCTCCGACAAGAGGTCTGTCTAAGTTTGCTGGCTTGGAGCAGATGGGCATAGAGCATGGCAAGGACGCGCAGTTCTCCTACGGCAACGACGTTATGCCCGCCGCTCAGTTCGCGGCTAGACAGATGGTCGCTCTCGACGAGCGCATCAGAGACTTGCAAATCTCTAAGATGGCAAGTCCGAGAGGGCTGGGCGACAGCTTCGCGCTTGCTATTGAGTTAGAGAAAATAGCTAAGTCTTTGTACGGTGAATACGGTGGCGTAAAGGGCGAGGCTTTCCACAAGGCTATTCCGGGCAACCCAGAAAGCGGGTCGGCTCGCATACAGGCACTCGACTACGCGAGAAGCAAGACAGGCGGCAAGACTATCCTCGAAGATGTCATGCAGGCCCAGTACAAAATACACGGGTTTTTGAAAAGACTACGTTCCGAGGAAGCTGACAGTAAAGTCGGGCAATCTCTGTCAGGCCAGAACCCTACAGATGCAGCCCAAGCGGAAGCAATAAACAGGGAGATGACAACAGACACCGCTCGTGATGTTCAGTCTTTATATGAGCGTATGCTCACACAGAGCAAGTCGGCGTATGAAGGTCTCGACGAAGCCGTAGTTGATCAGCTTCACGCCCTGTCCTCTGACCTACAAGTCGCAATGCAACGGGCCGTTGGTGAATACGCGGGAATGTTTAAGCGCACAATGCCGCGCACTGAGCGCAAGAAAATTGCTATCGACCAGTACACAGGTGCGGCTTACGTCGAAACCCTGCCGCCTAAGTCTGCTATGTTTAGAAACGCAGCAATAAAAAATAACCGAAAAGTTATGGCGATAGAGCAGTCGGTTTCTGAAATAGTCGAGGAGCTTTCTAAGCGAGGTATCGACTGGCGTGATGTTGGTGAAGACGCGATCTTAGCTGACGCCAATGCACGGTCAAAAAATCTAATCAGCGCAGAAGAATTAGCCAACGCATTGCACAACGCTGACTTGGCCGAGGGCGCAGATAACATGGGAGCGTTAGCGCAAGCGATCAACGAGTTAAAGACGCGAGTTACGTTTACAACAAGAGACAGCAGCAAAGAACTTGCACAGCTAGAAGCAGACGACAGCCCTCTCTTGGCAATCTTACGCGGTAACGACGAAGCACTTAGAACAAAGACTATGGCGGCACTTGAAGCCGACCCTAGTGACTTCAATCTGGCATTGCTCGACTATGGCCGCAAACATGGCGCGACAGTACCAGATGCACCTGATCCAATTTCTACCGATCCTCTGAACCCTGCAATAAAAACTTTTGCTGATCGTATTTCAGTGCGGGGAATGGACAAGACAGAGCAGGGTATTGCACGCGACCTGTTCATTAAGTTGGTGCGAAAGATCAAAGGGGCAGAAGACCCACAGGATATTTTGGATGAGAGCGCAGAAACCATAAATGAGTTCGACTTAGCAATCTTGCGTGGCGACCCATTGGCTATGGAATACAGCGATGAGACCGTCGTGCTGCCACAAGGCGAAAACTATGACGAAGCACGTAGATCATTGCGCGGTATGGCTAAAGAAATAACCAAGATTAACGAACTAAGAAATGTTTATATCAATATTTTAGACTCGAAAGGTTACGACGCCGAAGTTGCGCCACACCGAAAGGCTCTGTTTGACAGTTTATACAACATTACTTTTGCAATGCGCTCTCGTGATGAGCAGCAGGGTATAATGTCCTTGGAAAAAGCTGACAAAGATAATCTCAAAGCAAAGTTTTCAAGACTTAGCACCAAGTCAGTTGATAGCGTGTTCGTCGAGGTCGCATCACCCACCGAGGAATTTGCGTCGGCAGATATGCCGTACTTATTCCAGACAGCGCAGACTGAAGCGTTGCAGTTCCAAATCGACGATGCCGTACAAATACTGGATGGCATGCTACTACAGCCGCAGTCAATGAAAGAGCGCAAGATGGAAGTGCGCCGTATGGCCGTCGCTGATCTTCATAAAGCAAAGCGCGACAAGCACGAAATCTTAGGCATGGTAATCAATCCAGAGGGCGTGACACTTGTTCACCCGTCTGTAGCTGGCAAGTACACCAACTCATATCTGGACAACGTAAGCCCACGACTGGACAATGCGATCAGAGACTTCGTGGGTCTAAGGCCCGAAGCCAGCTTACGGGACAGCTTCCAGTATAACGTGTCAGTAGATCAAGCTGTTAGAGGCGTGACCGTTACGAAGAACGGCAGATACGGCGAAGGCGTTTATCTCGTCTCCACCAAAGAAGTAGACACAAACTACAGCGCGGCACAGATCAAGAAGCAAGTCGAAGACGACATGTTCCATTCAGACGCACCAAAAAATTCGGCCCCTGACATTGATAGCGCAATGAAAGACATAGCGTTTTACCGAGAGCAAATCCGCGACTTATCGAACAAGGCTAACCCGACGTTTGATGAGCGTCGTTTACTCAACATGACCTTGAAGATGGAGCGAAGCCGCTGGGATGCACTGAGCAGGCTGACAAACTCAGTAGATACAAAAGTCGCGCCAGTATTTGCACGCATAAGAGCACCGTTAGACGTGTCGTCGAAGCAATCGTACTCTCTTGGCGCAGAGGAAGATGGCTCAGTTCGCCATATTATTATGGAGCTTGCCGATAAAAAAATTCTGGATGCAGACGGAGTAACGGCAGCAGTCGATAGGTTTATTGAACCAGTGAGCGGCCCTCGCATGTATGATGCGTTTACCAATGGACGAGATGGCCTAATGATTACGTCGGGTACGGCTAAGTCGCAGGCTGATGCACAGGCAAAGTTCAAGAAAATCCTAAAAGACTTAGGCTACGATGCGATGCACACTGACCAAGGCGACGTAGTCTTTGATCCAAGCATGGTCAAAGAAGCCAACAGCTTTGAGGCAACGGATGCTTTGTTATTTGATGGAGTAGGGTTTGGCGGTGACATGAAGCTCACAGGTCAAGTTGTCGAGGAGATGATGGTAAAGAACGCGCCCCTCAAAAACGCAGAGTTTGTGGGTGTCGCACGCGAAGTTCGTCGTATGGGTGTGCCTGCGCCGATAACAAAGATCACGAAGAAAATATTTAATCAGCACAAGATCGAAGCCGACGACGTGCAAACAATATCTAAGTGGTCAACGGTCAAAAATTTCTTCCGCGAAAACTCAAGCCTCATGCGACAGCTAGGTGCTAACTGGTTTGGCGATCAGATCAAACCAGTAAACGGTGTTGGGACATTTGAGAAACACGATGCGATGCTGGCACGAAGGCTACAGCCGATCATAGCAAAGCTGAACGATCTGCCTGACGCTGGTAACAACTTCCAACGCTGGAACCGCCGCAACCGTGGCCTTGCAATGGGTGCGCTAGATGTAGGCCAGCCAGCAAGCCACACCCGCGTCATACAAGCGTTGCGTAGAGGCAGAGGGGCTGTTGCCAAGCTGAAACCAGCAGAGCAGCGGGTCGCAATGGAAATCGGCAACGCTTTCAACGATGAGTTTAACAAGATGAAAGCTCTGGGCATCAAAGTTGGTGACGCTCGCAAGCTCGGCAGTGACTTTTACGTCCCTCAAATCTGGGACAGCGAAGCGATCCTAGCCAACCCTAAAAAATTCCAGCTTGGGCTGTCCGAATTTCTCAGACGCTCGCAATTAGACCCCGACTTCGACCCAAATGATCGAATGACCCCAACGGAGCTAGGTGAACTAGCCGACATGATTGCGTCTAAACTCACTCGCGGCAGCGACCCAACAGTCGATGGCGACTTGCAAGCGGCTATGTCGAACAATCCTTTCGCCGCTCGTGTGCTGGCCCTGAAGCCCGGAGACTACGACTTCATGGACGGGTTCCTCGTGCAAGACTTGCAAGGTATCTTGGCTAAATACTACGACAGGACAATTCGTAAGCGCGTGCTGACGGAACAGTTTGGCGTGAACGCACACGCCTTTACTGCATACGTCGATATTGCTGATGGTGGCGGCGTCAAGGAAGCCGTGAACATTCTGAAAGCTGACTACAACCCCAATGACACTGTATCCACCGAGAGTGGTTCGGCAACCGTAACTGATGTGATGATCAACCGTCTTACTCTAAACCCAGACGAGACTAAGGAGTTGATCCGTAGACTGCAACGTATGCTTGGCGACCCGAAAACTGCCATCAACAACAAGCAAGCCGCGATCCACATGCTGATGGAGATGGGAGACGCCGACGTTACTCGAAACGTGCAGTACGCAAAGCGTGTCGAGGCAGTGGTCAATGGCCTGATCGACTTTAGCCAAGGTCGCCCGCCCAGCACGACTATCGCCAAGATGCGTGCAATGATGAACGTGTTAAACAAGAAGCCCATCGACGGCGGCGACGGAACAGAAGCACGCTACAAGGTTAGCCGTCTACTCAAGTCTTTCACAAGCGTATCCCTGCTTGGCTTCACCACGTTCACGTCGATACCAGACGTAGCACTCCCATTGGTTCGCAGCGGAAACATGAGAGCATTTGCAAAGACGTGGGCCAAGTACAGCACTGACCCATCTTACCGCGCAGCAGCCAAAAACATTGGCGTCGGCATAGACAATTTGATGCACGAACGCATGGTGCATATGTCTGGCGAAGGGAACCAGAAGTTTGCAAACGCTTTCTTTAACCTGACGTTGCTGACCCCTTGGACGAATACGATGCGAGAGGTCGCCAGCTTGGTCGGGTTCGAGAGCTTCAAGTCCGAGATAGACAGGGCCATGCGACTAAAGCGCAAAGGTAAAACTGATAGCCGTTCTTACAAAACAGCCGTTAGATATTTGGAACGCTACGGGCTTACTGGCGAAAACGCACCTCACGACTTTCTGGTAGATGGCTCGTTCCGCATAGATACGCTTCCCAAAAACGAAGCCGTACAAATGCAAGTTCAGATGGCGATGATGCGCTTTACCAACGAAGCGATCTTCACTCCGAACCCGAACGACGTGCCTATGTGGGCGCAGACACCTTGGGGCAGCATGATGTTCCAACTCAAGTCTTTCCCCATGCTGATGATGAAGCTGCAAGGTTACATCATGGATGAGTTCAAGCAGGGGAACGTCGCACCTCTCGCATACATGCTCACAGCGGGCGTAGGCGCGGGCAGCATTTCAGTGGGCGTAAAAGACTTCGTGCAAATGCGTGGCGGTGACGAGGAGAACTCGGCTGATTTCAGAAAGCGATCACTGGTCAAGGATCGTGAGAAGCTGGGCGAAGTGCTGGGCCTTAAAGAAGGTGACGATGTAGACGCGGCACTCGGCTGGTATCTCGACGGCTTACTGGCGGTGGGCGGTATGGGCCTGATCGGTGAGATGCTATACAACACGTCGGCGCAGCTAGACAACGGCAAGTACGGCTTTGTACGCACCATGTCTGGCGTCTTTGGGCCACAGGTAGGCACGGCTGAACTGGGCTTCAACGCGGTAGCAGGCGCAGGGCAGGCGACAAGCAACTTCTTCTCTGACGAGAAAGACAAACCTAACGATAAGATCAGGGCCACGTTGCGCGATCTGTTCGGACGCATACCTATCGCTGGTCGTGTCTATGGTGGGCCTACAGGTCGTGAAACCTTCGTCGATGCAGTCGGTGGAGAAGCCAAGAAGCCGGGACGCAAAAAAGGCTCCGGGGAAGGTAAATTTGGCGACGGCTTTGGGAGCAGCGATTTCAACTCTAATAAATTCGGAGGGAAATTTGACTGATGTGGTTCACAGCAATCTTAGTCGCGGGTCTGGTAAATCCAGACTACGTCACCTGTCAGCTCGCAAAGAAAACAAAAATTCAGGACGAGATGGTCTGCATCTATCTCGGCCCGAACCGAACGACGGCATACCACTACCCCTCGTTCAGTTATACCGAGTGTCCCAAGTCGTTCCAATGTCGATACTCACCCAACACTAAACGCCGACCAACGGTCAAGGAAATCATGGAAGGCTTGAAGGAAGGATTTGAGCAGTGACTTTAGCAATGCAGAAGATACTAGCGTGGAAACTTATGCCACGACTAATGATGCTAGTGATGACGATTGTTTACATTCGCGTCATTGAGTTTGCCATCACAACAGAAAGTCTCTCGTCGCAACACGCGGCAGTCGTGTCAGTCGTAACTGGTGCGATGACGGGAGCTTTCGCAACATGGGTTGGACATGAAAAATGATACAAGCACTCATCGGCCCAATAGCAAATCTCGCAGGCACATGGCTTCAGGGCAAAGTCGAGACGAAGGCAGCAGAGACTAAGATCAAGGTGAGCGAAGCCGAGGCCAAGTCGCAGATACTCATGTCGCAGTGTCAGAGCGAAGCGAACTGGGAAGCGATCATGGCCCAAGGATCAACGTCGTCGTGGAAAGATGAGTACATAACAATTTTGATGAGCCTGCCAATTATCATCTGCTTCACTGGAGAGACTGGGAGGGACATAGTTTTCGACGGTTTTGCTGCACTCGAACAAGCCCCCGACTGGTTCATATACACTTGGGGATGCGTAGTCGCAGCCAGCTTCGGGATACGTGGCGCGACACAATATTTCGGTAAGGGCAAGTGAGCTATGACACGTCGAATTGTGGGGAGTTTACGAGTGCTTGGCACGACAATGTCGTCGGGTTTCCGCAGCTTAATGAAATCGACAGGCAATTCGTTGAACTCGAAACTCAGCGCGAAGAAATCGAGAAACAAAGAAAGCACATCAAGGAGCAGGCCGATGAGAAAACTGACTGAGATTATAATTCACTGCACTGCGACTAGGCCGTCGTGGTACGAAGACAAGCCAGTCGATGAGGCTGTCAAGGAATTGACTAGGTGGCACGTCGAGGACAACGGATGGTCAACATGCGGATACCATTTTGCTGTTAATCGTAAGGGCGAAGTCGGTGCGGCTAGACCTGTTGAACGTAGCGGGGCGCACTGTCGAGGAAAAAATAAGTCGAGCATCGGAGTTTCCTTGCTTGGCGGGCGCGGCGGCGAGGCTCACGACATCTTCGAGGATAACTTTACTGCCGAGCAAGACGTAGCATTGCGTAAGCTGATCGCAGACTTGAAGGAACAACACCCAACGATCACAACCATTACAGGCCACAATGAATACAGTAACAAGGCTTGCCCATGTTTCGACGTGGATGACTGGATGATGGGCGACTAAGTTATGGAACCGATCTCCGTAGCGATGGCGGCATTTGCCGCCATCAAGACTGGCGTTAAGCTAGGCAAGGACGCTCATTCCATGATGGGCGACATCGGTAAAATGTGGGGTGCGATTGATGAGATCAAGCAGGGCCACACCAAAGGTAAGAAGAACCCTTTCTCGTCAGTCGAGGAGGAGGCGCTGTCAACTTTTGCGGCTAAGAAAAAAGCCGAAGACTTAGAGGAAGAATTAAAAAAATATGTGATTATGACCAGAGGTATTTTTGCGTGGAGAGAGTTGCTCCAACTGAGAGGTCAGATACGCAAGGCTCGGACTGAGGCTGCGAAAAAAAGGAAAGCCGAGATACAGGCCAACATTGAGATAGGCGCGGTGGTTCTGTTATTCATAGTGCTGGTAGCTGGCATGATAGCTGGCGTCTGGCTGTGGTTAGGTTGACCCCGCCGCAGTGCGAAACCTAAAAGCGAGGTCGTGTGGGTCAGCGATTAAAAACATAGAGTTGACTCAGCCACGCCTTTGGCTAACCCACGGGTAAAACTATCATAAAATGTGGCCGCAAGCAAGAAAGTCTAGGCTGTCCCACAAGCTATCGTCGTGCTTATTGTGGATCACAACATCAGCGTCGTAGTCCATTCCCTCAGAGCTATGAGTTGCGCCTGTTTCTGTCGAGGCTTGGCCCGTCACGGACAGGCGAACTATCATCCCGCCCATCTTCCTCACTCTCTCCGCTTCGTTTTGAAAGCGTAGATCGTCGGTCACGACTGGATGCGCTGGCATTAATTGCATTGCGGCGTGTTCCCAGACGTTGCCCCACAGGTTTTCTCCGATTAAGTCCCGTCCCCATTCCGTTCCCAATGTCTGCATCGCCCATCGTGGTGTCCTTCCAGCCAGTATGTCGCAAGGCTGTTCCTTTAACGCGCCTTCCAAATGTTCGTCGGTGAGGCCCATCTCTTTAAGCATACGCTTGAGCGGGCCAGCAAACTTAATGTTAGTATAGCCGTATCTCTTGCAAAAGTATTCCGCACACACCGTCTTGCCGCTACCGATTGGCCCGACGAAAGCGACTAACTTAGGTCTGGTCATCAATCACCTCCTTGGAGAGATTGGCAATCTCACGACGTATGTATTTTAGTTTGTCGTATGCCTTGCGACGATCAGACAATTCACTGTCAATGCTAGTCGGCCTGTCGTTCCCGTAGGCTATCATAAACTCTAAGTCGGAGATGCGTGTCGCAACACTCGCGGCTTGATATTCTAACTCGACTATTTGTTTTTGCTTGGCTCGTAGTTTCATGTCTGCCTCGGCTCGTAGAGTTTCCATTCAGTGCAAGTGCTACCGTCGCACTCGTCGCAGTGTAAATTGCCCATGTTGTCGGCTCGACTATTGCCACAGGTACGCATGGATTTCTCGTCTGGTTCGTCGCCTCTCCAACAAGCGTCTCGCTTGAAGCACCCCTTGCAACGCCAGTCGCTTTGGTCAGACGCTATTCGTGTAGCCCTGTTTGTAAGCACGTCCTCAACCTTAGTCGTGAGGTAGGCCCATCTGAAGTCGTCGAAGTCTATGTACTCGTGGTGGTATGCGCTGTTGTTTTTGTTGTAAGCGACCAAGACAAATTTACGGAGGCCAGATAGTCCCATCATAAATTGCATCTGATCGTAGTAGCTGGGGTGGCTACCCCTGACGCCCTTCTTAATAAACTCTTGGTGCTTCGCCATATTCATCGACTTGATCTCGACGCCATAAGTCTCGCCGTCTATTTCCATGAGGCCATCAGCATTACCCATGACCAAGCCGCCGTATCCTGTCCATCGCCACTGTCGTCCAGTCAGCGGGTCAGTCTCCATGACGTGCATACCAGCTTTACGCATGTCCTTGACCACGTCATATTCTATCTTGTGACCATCACGAAAGATGCGCTTGAGTTGTGGCTCTGGCGCAGTCTCAGGGTAGCCGCGATAGCTATACGCGATACTGGCAAGGCATTGCTGGCCTATGCCGCTGGCCCCTATGTACTGGCGTGGCTTACCGCGCTTCTCTTTAGCGTAAGCGTCAGTGATAAGCGCGGTTATATCCATAGTCGTTCCTTAAAAAAGGGGGCGAGCTACCAAAGTTCGAGCGCGGCGGCGATATACGTCGGGCATACTCACAGGCTCTCACCCCCAGTTCGACAAACCGTAAAGGGAGTTAAAACGGGATGTCGTCGTCCAAGGTTTTCGCAACATCGACTTGCGAGCTTGAGGACGATTGAGCGACAAAGCCTTTGGGGTCAAAGAAACCACTGACTTGAGAGCCTGTCCGTGTTTGACCGTCCTTCTGATAGGTTTCAGCCACGATCAACACGCCAACCTTCAAGCCATTGATGCTGGCAATGCCGGACTTGCCTACGTTATCAGGGTCTTTATGACCGCCGTGTGTGAGCAATGCTTTGAGTTGTTCACGGCCAATGCGTGTGGCCTGTTCCGACGAAGGAATGTGTACGTTCAGAAACGCACGGATGCTTGCACCACTAGCGGTGTCTTCGCACTCGACCTCAACCATCTTGCCACCAGACTTAGTGTCTTTAAGTCGAGCGTTCTTAGCTGTGCAGACGTAGCGTCCGGGCTTTAACATGTTTGACGCAGACGAAATCTCAACGCCTGATAGATTTAGATCGTTAAATGAAAAGCTCATTTACTTTGCTCCTGTGTTTTCTGATATTTTTTGAAGTCAACGTCGGACAATTCCATACGTTTAAACAAATCGACTACCGACCCAGTCCTCTCGACAGGCGCAAGCCTACGCTTCTCGTCGCGTACCTTGCCCTTCCAACCACGCACGTCGTCCGTGACGATGTATCGAATGACGTTCTGGTTTTCGTTGTCGCCCGACGATGCCCTGATCCCTGCGAAAACGCAGTCAAAAATTCCGGGCAATTTTTCGATAGTCGCCTTGCCATCGACCATAGGCCAGTGCTCGACGTTACCGTTTTCGTCTTGGCTCGACTTGGCTAACGCCGTGCAAAGAAAGTGCATTGGCATATCTCTAATAGCCTTGCACGCTCCGACTAACTGCGAACCGTGGATGGCCCACGCCTCATAACCGTTAGCCTTTTTGCCTAGCTTCTCAGCCTCGTCTTTGGTCTGCCGTTCAGCCGCTCGAAGCGAGTGATGCGACAACTCAGTCAGGCTATCCAGCCCGATCCACTTGTAGTCGTGAGCTTTAAAGTCTGGCGTCTTCATCCACCTGAAAATATCCACGAAAGAATACTCGTCGGCCTCTGGATTGGTTCGACCACCCCACGAATTGAATGGGAGGTAGTCGATGCCAGCGGAGCGGATAGAACTGAGACCGCTCTCCCCACTGATGATAAAGCCTTTGCCATAATGCTCTTGCATATGCGCCATGTTCGTAGTCTTACCCCATCCCGCGTCTCCAAAGAGCACGGTCTTGAGGTACGACGTACTGTGGTCGATTGTGTTGCTTGGCTTAAACATCGCTGCTCACCTCTATGACTTTCACTTTCGCTGGCCCCGGCGTTCTGGTCAAAGCTGGTATCAACTGCTGCTTTTGGTCGTCGTCGAGGAACATAAACATACGTTTGTTGACGGTCAGACGTTTCTTGATGTGATCGGGTAGCTGATCTTGAAGCATGAATAGTTCTTCAAGCATCTCGTTATCCCACGTCCAACGCTCGGTGCGGGTGCATGTAACGGTCATGTCGTTTACGACGATGGCCTGTTCACCAGACATGACGGGAAACTCGGAAGCGATAGTCTCAAGTAGACTTTCGTGCTGCTCTTTGAGTTTATCCATTGTGTGATTGATCCGTCGATACTCTGTAACGGCAGCGATCAATGCGGGTGATGAATTGTTTATTGGTTCGGGTGTCGTGTCCCAGTCAGACATTGCTGTCTCCTTTTTAGAGTTTGAAGTAACCCCCTCTCACTACAATCAGATTGCTGTTTACACAACTAGCTGTGTCCTTACTTTGTGTCACTTACGTCACAGATGTGTGGACGATGTATATATAGACAGCTAGAGGGGCTATATAAGAAAGAGGAATGACAATGGAATTAAAGTTCAACGTCTCACGGTTAGTTCAAGATTGTGGTGGCGTTTCACAGGTCGCGGAGTTGCTCGGCAATACCCGCACCGCACCATATCGGGCCATGAGGACGGGGTATCTAGGCACCCCGACATTGGCTCGGCTCCTTGAGCACTACCCAAATCTCAACATCAATTCATACTTCGAGGAAACAAAAAATGACAGGCAAGCAACTGACTAAACGCGACTTAGATAAGTGGAAATCCCGTACTTACACGGCTGCGCTTGAGGCGCATGATAGGGGCTGGAATATCATGCCGCTGTCGATGAGTTCCAAGACACCCCTAGTCGGCTGGCTCGACTGGCAGACAACCCGTGTGACTGACGAGATGATTGACGAGTGGTTCACCGACGGCGTCACGACGAAATCAGGTCAGGTCATAGAGTATTTCAACATCGGTTTGATAACGGGTGAGCTGTCGGGTGTTGTCGCTGTCGATTGCGATAATGAAGACGCGATTAAGTACGCAGAGAAGCACGGCCTAGCCTCTCCTTATAAGGTGAGCACTCAGAAGGGAGCGCACTACTACTTCAAGCACCCCCGCCAAGGCGCAAGGTTCGCCAACAAGGTCGGCAGCAATGCGCGAGACTGGCCCAAAGTAGATGGCCTAGACTTTCGTGGTGATGGCGGCTTCGTTGTCATGCCGCCGAGCATCAAGGTCAAGAACGACGAGGTTGAGCATGAGTATTCCTTTGAAACTACTGCTGACTGGGACGACCTAGACTTACACGTTTGGAAGGGTGCGCCCACTGAGAAGACTGACGACGAGTTTAGCTTTGATGCGCTCGACTTGAGCGGCGTGTCACTACACAACCCCGACGAGTTCGTGAGTATCTGGGATCAAACGCACGCCCGTGTCGCACACCTTGGCCGCAAGCTAGAGGATGGCGATGGCACTGACGCCCTTATGGTTAGGTACGCTGGGCAGAAATGCAGACAGGGCGTTATGGGTGACGACCTAGTCAGCATGGCTAAAGATTTTTACGACGAGTATTTTAACTCTGCTGGATACACCGAGGCCGAGACAGCGCAGTGGCTAGAGAGCAAATGCCGCAGCGCAATCGACATGGATCGCCGCAACTACCCAAGCGATTACGACGACAAAGGCTACCGTAAGGTTGCTGAGAAAAAACAAGTACGACTGGGCAGGCTCAAGCCCATACTCAATGCAGACATTGACCGCCTGATCGACAGCATTGGTGAGACAGAATATTGGTGCGACCCGTTGATCCCAGCCGCCACGATCACACAAGTCGTGGGCTACAATGGACACGGCAAGTCGTTTTTTCTTCAAGCATTGCTTACGTCTATGGCTGCTGGCAAACAAGTGTTCGGGCCATACGAAACGAAGCCCGCCAAGGTACTGTACCTAGACTACGACAACCCAAGTCGCACCATCCTGTACCGTTTCAAGAACTTTGTGAAAATGTTTGGCGACACGGGTGAGAAATTTAACATGTGGTCGCCAGCCCTGATCTCCGCAGAAGATGGTGGCGAGATGAGCCTTGCGACTGAGCAGGGGTTTAGCCTGTTGGGTGAATGGTTGGAGGCAATCAAGCCCGACGTAGTTGTGATCGACACCGTGCGAAATGCGTTCGGCGGGCTAGAGGAAGCGAGCGCAAGCGAATGGTACAAAGTTAATCACGTAGCTAAGTCGATCAGAAATAAGTTCGGCGCGTCGGTGATCATGGTTCACCACAGAAACAAACCCGGCGAGGGTGGCATGGGCCGTGAGGCTGGCTCGACTGCACAGCTTACAGACATCGACACGCAGATCATGGTGACACAGGTGTTTCGTCACAAGGCAGAGGCTAAGGCTAAGGCTGGGCTGCTCGACGCTGAGATGGAAATGCACGACATGACAGGCGCAGCACATACGCCCTTCGGCTACCTTGAGAAACGCCTACGCCCCGACAGCCGACTTCGCATGGTCAGTCAGATAAGTTTCGGCAAAGTCAGGCAGACGACAGAGCTACACGAAACGCATTACATCGGGTGGGCAGAGAGCCTGATAGACGGGTCGCAATACGTGGTGAGCACAGCAAGCCTCAAGCAAAAAGCTGCACACTATCACAGCACAGGCATGAGTGTAGAGGACGTGTCCCGTAAGCTGAACTTGCCGATGTACGAGGTGAACAGATGGGTGTGATTAGACCTATTAGTTCTATTAGTAGAACTGCTCCAATGCCAACCGATAATGCCGAAAGGCAATTATCGCTCTTTGAACAATTAGAACTATTAGGTGAAGGCCGCTACGCGAGTATAACCACTACCCCTAGACCCCAGTCAATACCATTACGTGTCACTAATGGCACCAGTCACACAGGACACCCCCCCTTTTCGGGGGGCGTCTTTTGCAATGCCACCGTTAAGGAACCAAAGATGAGCATACGCAACCCTCTATCAGAAGGGCAGCGCGACTTATTAGAATGGATGCTGCACAACGACTACTCGTACCGCGCAATGGCCCGACGCTTCGACGTAAGCAGCGACACGCTCAAGCGCATACTCATACGCGAGGAACTGGCCGAGTTTGAGGGCGCGAAGTACGCCATTGTCTCACAAGAAACCGAGAACCAAGACCTTTGGGAACGTCCTTGCCTCAAGTGCAAGTCGGATGCTCCACGACCACGTTGGCAGTACGTCTGCAACCGCTGCAAGCCAGTAGAAAATTCAGGATTACCCAACGATTGGATCGTAGACTAGGAGAGTTTCTTTGAGCAAACAAAAACGTAAGGGCGACGGATATGAACGCGAGTTAGCCAAGTGGCTAGACGCTCGACTATTCGGTAGCCAAGGTAAGATCACACGCGCACCATTATCAGGCGGTGGATCGTACATAACTGGCGGTGGTCGCGCCGACTTACTTGGCACTCCCGACTTGTGGATTGAAGCCAAGCGCACCGAACGCTTCGTGCCTTACGCTGCTATGGCCCAAGCCGAAATGGGTATCCATAAATCTGACACACCCGAAATGCCTGTCGTCGTGCAACGTCGCAACAAAATGAAGACGGGTGACAGCCTAGTCGTGATGCGACTAAATGATTTCGCCTTTATCTACGAGGGCTACCTCAACCAGTACGGCTGGGCCACCGAGGACAGTGAGTTCACCGAAGAAAGTGAGGAAGAAACAACGGCAGAAATCGTTACACTGTTCAGTGTAATGCGAGGAGAACCGAATGACGAAGGGTCGAGTTAGCGGTGCCTGCAAGGGCAAGAAAATCAACAAGCCTTGGAAGACACCGAGCGCGGCGAAGAAGTCTGCCGTCTGCGTAAAGGATGGCGGCTCGACTAAGGTGGTGCGGTTCGGAGACCAGAACATGACGATCAAGAAAGACATCCCCGCTCGTCGCAAGTCTTTTCGAGCAAGACATAAGTGCGATGAGAACGGCGGTGGCCCGAAGACTGGTGCTCGTTACTGGTCGTGCAAGGCTTGGTGATAACAGGGAAGGAAAAGACTTATGGCGTGCAAAGTTTGTGGCAAGAAAAATTGTAAAGGAGGATGCAGCGTGAAAAAGAAACCAAAACCGACTAAAGCTGGCGGCAAAAAGTTAGGATACTAAATGGCCGAG